CTGGAAAGTCTCTACAAAACACAATTGTACCGCTCTCAAAGAGCGGAACGAGCATCTTTGGTACGTTTCCAATGTTAACTTTTTTCATGGTATCCTGTGAAAAACTAAGGAGGTTGGTGTGAAGCGATGGTTCCTCATAATTACTGTTTTCGCGATCATTTACGCTATTTTCCCTGCATTAAAAGCACCAATGCAAATAATTTCACTGGCAATAATTGCAATTGGTGCTTTCATTACAGTATCCGTACTTGTGTTTAAGGTTTTAAAGTTTTTAGTTTGGCTATCAAAAGATGATGGATGCAAAGTTCATCAAGAAAAAGAAGGCAAAATAACCAAAGTTGACTAACTGTCACTAGCGAGCCATGTAATAATCCCCGTGCGGGCAATGGTTTTTGCTTCATCTGTTGATAGGGTTTTCTCCCATCTCTTAAATGCCCCAGATTGCATCAGTTTCCTTTCTATTGCGCGTCTCACTTCTGCTCTGTCTACTGGTGCGTTTTGCAGGCGAAATAGCATTGATTTAAACTCAGGAGAAGACAGTAGAGCATCAGCAGCCTTTATCCTGCTTGTTTTCCCTGACATCAATGCGGACGTTATCACCCCTGTTGCACCTACACCAGGAAGACCAGATAAGCTTGTAACACCTTCCGCCGCAGCAGCTTTTGAGGCTATTCCATAAATTTTTGCTAGACTACCCTTTTCCTTCAGAAAGTTATTAACTTGCTGATCCACAAGGCTGCTAGCATACTGCTTACCAGTATTGAGTCTATTCATAGCCTTGGCAGCTTGATAAATCGTATCAAGGCGCTTTGATGCATCTGTGCCAATAGCATCACGGAGAGCCTTCATATTGGCCCCATTGCGTGACATTCCGTTATACCATTTTACAAATCCATCAACCCCTAATTGCTGACCTGGTGATTTAGCATAGCTGGTAAATGCTTTATTCATTGAGGTGAGCGCAACTTCCTGCCGCATATCCTTTGGAATTGACTTCATTAATTGCCTAAAGTCACCACCGTTTCCTTTTGCCATATTAACAACGGCACTTTCAACTTTTGGAATTGCTGATTGCTGAAGTTTTCTACCCAAAACGGTTACGGCATCATCTTCCATGGATTTTCGTTTTTTTACCAACTCCTTACCAAGCGTCCATAACTCCCCTGCGCCATATTTTTCTGCGACAGCCTGTTGGTCATCTGTTATAGCTGCATATAACTTTTTAAGAACACCTGTTTCTTCATCCTTGAATGGGCCAGAGCCTTTGCCAATAGCTTGCCCAACCTGCTTTCTAGCGAGATCTAAACGCCCATACGTTGGCAAGGTGTTTGGATCAAGTCGGTTCAATGTCCGCTTCATTATTGGAGATAATTCATCAATTCCACCTATGTCATCAGCAAAATCCTCTAAAAAATTCAATGTATTGGTTGCCTCAATACGGTCTCTTACTGGAACCTTTTCGGCAATTTTGTTGTAGATGTTATCTGACTGATTTTGTAATGATGAAATGGTTTTATCAAAATTATCTGCAAGCCTGTCAGAAACCAGTTGCTTATCAAGGTTTCCCCCAAATGAAGTTATCATTTCATCAGCTTTTCTTCCTAATTCAGTAATAAAGCGCTTATGCGCCTCACTAATCTCTGTTCCAGGGAGACTTGCCACTGCATTATCAAGAGCCCTGACAGCAGGATTATTAGAGATCATTCCTGGAGTGGCATAATTTTCCAGTTCTAGCTCACGGATGGCATTTATCGCGTTAAAATCAGGATTAACTTCATCGGCGAAACCTTGAATAGCTCGTTGCCCGCCAATAAATTTATTATCCATTGCGCCAGCAGCTTTCTTTAACGTTGCTTTAGATGATTTACTCCCCATCCCTACGGATGAGCGATAAATATCCCCGGCACTATTTTTAATTTTTCCTGCAATCTTCCCAAGCGCTGGACCAACAATCTCGGCTACAGGGCCAGCCACAGCGCCAATAGCAGCGCCGGAAGCAACATCGCCATTTGTTCCATTGGCTACAATAGCCCCTTCTCCAGCACCAAGCCCTGCGGCGGCAGCCAGCCTTGCCGCCCCTTTCGGAACCTGAGAAATAATCCCACCACCACTAACAAATGGCGCTGCTTGTCCAACAAACTCACCAACATCTTGTGCGGTTGATGGTTTTGCCGCTAACTTCTGCTGTAGAGACTGAATTGCGGCTTGCTCTTCTGGTGTCATATCCTGAAACAGGCCAACACCTTTACCAACATCCATCAATCCACTGAGAACGCCATACATAAAACGGTCGAAACCGTTAGCATTATTAACAACATTTTCCTGTCTGGAATTTTCCTCTGGTGAAACCAAAGGAGATTGCTGCTGTTCTGGTTGGGAATCAAGCACAAAGCCATCAGGAAGTTGTGAGTTATCAGGCTGTTCATCCAGAACAAACCCCTCTGGTAAACCTACATTGGTTGCCATTGTCCGTTCCTGTAAATAATTTTCTGACCAGTTTTAGGATTTTTCGCGGTCATACCTTCTCGAAATGTTTGACCGCCAGATGTTGCTTGTTGTGTCTGTTGTTGCGCAGGCTGCTGAATATCTTCATACAGCTTGGCTTTTCTGGATTGCAATTGCTTAGTTAGTCCGCTGGGGAGAGAATCTCCATAAGTTGAAAGATAATCATCCATTTGCTGATTAAACTTTTCGCCTTCAGTATTTGCCATCAGTTTTGAGGTGTTGATTAAGTCTTGGACTTGCTCATTATTCAGCATCTTGCCGTTAGATAATTGGCTAACATAGTTACCAAGTGTGCCGAATATTCCATCAGTGCGTTTTACCTGCACTTGCTCACCTTCGCGTACCACAGATTGCGGATCCAGCGATTTCATATAGTTGAAAATCATTCCCAACTGCGCGGCTGGAGTGTTGCGCTTCCCAAGGGCTTGTAGGTTGTCAGAAGCACTGCGCATTGCAGAATAATTCTTTGAGAACCCATTAATATCACTATTCAGATCTCGAACAAGTTTTGGGTCAATCTTTCCGCTTTCCTGTTGTTTCATCCCTAATTCCTGCAACTTCAGGGCTACGTTATCATTATGCATTTGTGCCCGCTGAGCCCTGTCTAGTTGAGCGTTTTGGATATTTGCCCATCCTCTCGCGTTCTCCATGTCAGCCTGACGGATGCTTTCATCCAATCGCCCTTTCTCAAGTTGGCGACCAACCATCTTATCCTGATAATCCAGCATTTTATCCGGGCCAACAGCCCCTAGCGTCATAGTAGTCAGCATGTGTGATAGCTGCTCTGGATTCTGAATACCTGTCTGAATCATCCAGTCAGCATTAGCACCAACGCGATTTAACCTGTCCTTGTTGTCAGTAATGAATTTACTGTAGGCTTCCGGTCCCTGAGAAAGAGCGACGTTAGCCATCATGGCTAAATCGCCCATATCGTTGCGTTGCTGATCATTAAGACCGGAAAACGCCTGTTGTGCCTGTGCAACAAACGCTGGATTTTCCTGGGCAAACTTAAATAGTCCCGATGGATCACCAGAAGCCCATGCATCAGCGTGAACCTTATTGAACGCACTAATAGCTTTCTGTTGCTGTTCCTGATTGTAAATATCAGCAACTCCAGCCAGACCACGTAACGCGGTCAGGCCAACGTTATTTGCACCTGAGCGAGCCAGTTCATTGTTTTCGCGGATCAGACCAAGCGTTGCGTTAATGTCGCTTGCCTTTGGCGCATTCTCGTTTTGCGCACCAATGCCAGCAAGAAAACCACCAGAATTAATACCCTGTTGCCACGTAGCCATTGATTACCCCTTAAAACAACGAGCCAAGCAGACCAAGACCAGCACCGATACCAGCACCCCACGGAGTTGATAGCTCGAGAGCACTGGCTATGCCACCACCCAAAAGCGCACCGGATGCAGCACCACTAACACCCTGCTGCAATGCTGACGGTCGGTTGGCGTTTGCAGCCGCCAGCGCCGCGCTTTGCTGTGAAATCTGACTCATGTTGTTGGCATATGTCTGCCCGGCGTTTGCCTGACCTTGCAGAGCACCAAGCCCAACGTTTGCCAGATTCTGGTAGTTGTTCATCTGACCAGACAGCCACTGCTGACCAAGCGTTGGTGCGATTGTTGCTAACTGATTACCGGTTGCAGTGGAACCCAATCCACCTGTTGCTTCCGCTGACGCCAGACTCTGATAGCGAGCCTGACCAGCAAGATCTTTGTACTGCTGAGAGTTGTAATACTGGTTAAGTGCCTGACCTTGCCCTTCCAGAGACGATAAGTTCTCGAGGCTGCCGACATACTTATCAGCCAGAGGAGTAAACGGCTTCAGGTTGTTCATGATGGTGTTGAACTGCTGATTTTGCAGGTCTGCTGCATACTTCTGAGCTTCTGCTGCATACTTTGCGCTTTTATCAGAACTGCCACCTTTCCCGCCTTTTTCAGGGCAATAAGGTTCCTCGCCGCGCAGTTTTCTGCCCAGCTTAAATGCATATAACATGGCTATCTCCCGTGATTCAGGAAGTCGATTAGTTCTTCGCGTGTGGCGCTGTAAAAAGTCACGTCATCCACGCCTTTAAAGTATTTCTTGATGGTTCCTACACGCTTAAGGCCAATCATTGCACAGTACATCTGACCGTGGCGGAATTTGCGTGCAGCGAACGATGTGACGCACTGAACGGTGGTGTTAGTCAGAATGTATCGCCAGAACGCCAGCCCGATTTCCTTGCTGAAGCCGCGAATCTCTGGCAGGTACATGGCGTGGCAATCGAATGTCAGCGGCTGAATCTCCTGATAGTAAACAATGCCGCCGAACTGCCCGTGCACGTTCACCTCAAAGTAACGGCAATCATGTTTATAGTCGTATCCATCACCGTTGTTGCTCCCGGCAATAATGTCAGGGTGATTTCCGACTGCTTCTATCAGGTCGATGTTTCGCGTTGGTTTGAACTGAATCATCACTGCTCCGCGATTATCTTGATGGTTGTGGCAGTAAACGCCGCACCATTTGACTGAATGGTTAACGTGCTGCCATTTGTGGCAAGAAAGCCGTCTTTATCCACGCTGAAGAACGTAGCTAACAAGATGTTATCGGTTGTTGTCGCCGAGTTGCGACTGCTTACCAGTGTGTCAGGAACAGAGCCGGAAAAGGTTAGCTGCATTGACCTGTTGGCGGTTCCGCTGGGCCACGTCCCGACGATCGACAGCTTGAAGAACAAGGTTTTGTTCTCGTTGAACACAACCATCTTGTTGTTAACGGTGTCGAAGAATGGTGCCAACGTGCCGGATGACGGCGTGAGCGTTTTCAGCAGGCTAACAAGGTTGGTCGGCGCTGTCGGGATGGTTACAGATACGCCAGAGTAAACAACCTCTGACTTCTTGCGAGTAGTGGCATACTCCAGAGCATCGATGCGCGTTTCATGGTCTGAAACCTGCGATTCGAGCGACTGAACTCTGGTATCAAGCGACGCAATATCGCTTTCATTCTGAGCTATTCGTGTTTCATGTTCCTGAAGAGTTGATTCTGCCTGGCTGATTCGCTCCTCATGATTAACAAGCGTTGCTTCCGCAGCAGAAATTCGCTGCTCATGGTCAGCGAGAATCACATCCTGCTCATCGTTCCTGACTTGTGCATCATAAGCGCCCTGTCCGGCCTCGTTGGCCTTGTTCGCCACGTTACCAACATCAGTGCCCTGCGCGATAACGTAAAGCAGATACGACTGCGAGAAGATATTGCGTGGAAGGATTGATGTATCGAGCCGCGTCGCCTGCACAATAACAGGGGTGTTGAGATTCGAATCAGCCATTACTCAATCCTTATCTGGCAGCCTGACAGAGTGACAGGTGACTTCGTGATAACGCGCAATTTGAAGCCGACATTTTTCCTGATGCGCCCGACTCGCTTCCACAAAACACGTTTGTCATAAACGAACGGTTCATTCTGCTCAATCATCTGCTCACGCCCGTAATTGATGCCGTCAGTGGTTGCAGAGAGAAAAAGGCGGTCGGCGTACTGAGCAACGCCAGTTGAAGATTCAACTTCAAGGTCGAAAACTCTGGCGTTATCCGCTTTGAAGAGTGGAGTAAACAGCAGGTGTTCTTGCTGTAGCCCATACTGGCTGCTGATATCGAACTGCAATTTCCCAATCACCGATTCCAGCTTATCGCCGCACGTTATCTGATTGCCTTCGTAAATGAAGTCGATAGCGCGGTACACATCGTCATACAAGCCAGTTTTCAACACACACCATTGCGGACCATTGGCGCTTGAAGATGCGTCGTACACCAGAACATGGCGCGGAAGATGGATAATCAGCAGTTCATGCGCATCAAATCGCAGCGATTCCATCACACCATCAGCCAGTTCATCAGCAGTGTAGGAGCGTAGTATTTTCTCAATGCTCGCGCTGGCGATTGGTGACACCTGACCGGATCCGATGATGTATACAGACGGCGCACCTGTTGCCGGATTGCTGATGAACGCATACGAATCAGCAAACGGCGTTTTGCAGTAAGTCCCAGCAATGCCTTTCTGCACCATCAGCGATGGCTGTGCGACATACAAAGCAGCACCAACTGTGGTTGCACCAGTCAGGGAGAAATATTCAATCGTCGATGAACCAAAGCAGACGATGAAGTCTCGCCATGTACCTATGCCGATGATGCCGTCCGGCTGTGATTCTGCGCGATATGCTGCACTGTATCGGTCAGGGTGCGATTCGTCTTCAAGGTCAGTGATAAACCATGAATCAGTTCCGTCTTTTGACCACGCATAACGCCCACGTAAGCGCGTAATGTCGCGAACTGAACCTAACTCGTACTGTGTGAATCCGCTGTCCGTAGGCCAGTTCGAGACGGTTTTAACCGTGCCATCATAGCGGTATTCGACCAGTTGACCATTAACGCCTACCGCCTGTGATGTCCGCCCATGCGCCATTGATACGCGACCACTTCCGGCAACGTCACCGACTTCACTTTCGCCTTTGTAGAGCTTGCCACCACACACGCGATAAACAGCATTCTGCGCCATGTTGTACTCGACACCGCGCGATACACCATTCACATCAGAGCGTTTGGCAATGCCCGGGAATGAGCGAAGATATCCGCTGCTGTTGAGGATTTCTTTGGGTGTAGCCAGCATATTCACTGGCAGATAGTCGATATAGTCAGCGTTTCGAAAGTCTTTGCCGACACCTTTCATAAGCGGAAGTTGCTGAATCGGCATTTATTCGCTCCCGTTATCACAAGGTTCCTTTCGGTGGAAGTAATTCCAACCGTTCCACTTCGCCAACTGATTACCGCTACCAACAGGCATACGGTTTGGATAACCGGACTTACATTTAGCGGCTTTTGCTCTGTCCATTGCAGACAGTTTGACGAGTCGCTCTTTCCCGTATCTGGCAGTGGTTATAAGTTTTGCTGACGCTTCCAGCGCATAATCCGGAGCAATGCGGCAGGCAAGGTTGAAAATGACGGCATTGATAGCGTTATTTGATAAACCGTGCTCATCGCCCGGATCCGGAGCGACATCTGCATCAGCAAAAATGTAGCCAACGTTGATACCAGGTGACGCATCACCGCCAAGCCATTCAGCCATCATCATTTCAAGGTCGTTGACGCCGTCTTCCATGGACTGAGGTTCGACATCGGTTAACGTGGCATTTGATGCCACACCGAGCTTACGTAATGCCGCAAGAACTAAATCACCCTTCGTTGTCAGGTTCATCTGCTGCCGCCTTAGGTTTTCGACCAGGCTTTTTACGCTGTTTTTCTTCTGGCTCTGGCTCTGGCTCTGGCTCTGGCTCTGCAACATCCTTCAAAAGGTCATCAGGATGTGAAAACCAGCCAGCATCCAGATATTCCTGAAGCTCTTCGGCTTTCACGATTTCAAAGTCGTATCCAACGCCTTTCCATTTCTTCATGTCTCCATGACTAAAGATCATGTGTGTCATGCTTGTCTCCAGATAAAAAAGGGAGCCGAAGCTCCCTCTGGTTATCACGCAGTCTGGTTAGGCAGACCAACACCAATTGCCTCTGGTCGTACAGCACATGCTGAATACCACACAGCAATACGGCACTTACCAGACAGAGTGTTGATATCGCCCTGCGTTGCGAAGATGCCGTTAACACCAATACCAGGAATGCTGAAGGAAGAAGTTTTCATGCCAGCAAACAGTTCATGGGTTACCGGGATCGGCTGAGACAGTAGGCGGATTGAGTCATCAGCCCAGAACACGTTAGCGGTGGTTGTTGCCACGTTCAGAACGTTTACCGGAGTGGTATCAGCAAGAGAAGTGTTTACGTTAGCGTAAGCCTTCTCTTCTTTTGTCAGTGACGCGTCATCCAGTGCAATCGGCTTCGGCGTGATTTCGATGTGAGTACCATCGATCACACGGGTGATTGAGAAAGTCGCATCATCAGTTAGCACGTTCTTCGCCATCTGAGACAGGAATTTCACACCAGTGAAGCTGATTTTGTCGCCGCGCTTAAATCCGGTGGTGGAGGATACGGTCACCGTTGCAACACGGTTGTCGACGTTCTCTTTGTTACCATCGGTATCAAGGGTGTATGCCTGCGGCTTAAACTTCTGCGCACCAGACACAGTTACACCAGTAGCGGTTGACTTGGTAACTGCCGGAAGTTTCGGTGAGCGAAGAATTTCATCAAAGCCAGCAATCTGACGCTGAATAGTACCGTTGCGATACGCTTCTTCAGGAACGCGCCCAAAGATGTCACCATCTACCAGGTTGCGGCCTGCTTTGCGGTAATCGTCAGGGTTCAGGAAGTAACTGATGCCCATATCGCGGTTTAGCTCACGGGAGAACATCAGGCGCTCTGCATCAGACACAAAATCCCAGCCAGACAGGCCAGTAGATGGACCAATTGCGCGGGTATCGTGAACAACAAGCGAGCCCATTTCAGTTGCCTGTTTGGCAATCGCTGACTCAATGTTATTCGCCAGTTTTTTGGCGGATGCCTGGATGCGGCGACGGTAAGAACGCTCATCACGCAGGTCATCTGCACGAAGCTCGAAGAAATCGTTATCCGGATCGCCCATGTTGCATTTCACGGAGAGTTCCAGAATCCCTGTTGCGTTGCCAGTTAAATCCCAGCCAGTCTGGGTTGGCGCTTCCTGCTCAACAGGCATCCACACGGTGTTGCTTGAACGCTGCATGGATTCTGCCGGAGGGGTGTATTTTGTCACTTTGGACGCCATTGGCGTCAGGTTCTGGACGGTTTCAATGATTTCATCCAGAGCATATGTGACCAGTTGACCTTCATTTAATGCCATTATCGAATTCCTTTATTCAGTTGCGCCTTGAGCTTGCGGTATGTCTCTACATCCCCTTTGTTTGCTGCCGCTTCCATCTGCTTTTCAATCGCAGAGATATTTGCAGCAACAGCGTGTCCCTGAATTGGTTCATCAGGTAACGGGGCTTCTGAAACAGGCTTGGCTCGAGGCTTGAGAGTTAAACGTTCTGACAGTCGAGTGAGTTCAATCAGCGCGGATTGCCCGTCCATCGCCAGCAACTGGCGTGTTTTCTCAGGATTAGCACCAAGGTGATACATGAGAGCGGCGGATTTCTCCGGGAAGAGGCGCATGATGTCGGCACCGACTGATGGCGGCACCAGTTGCATGAATGCATCCTCTTTCTCCTGATAGTCAGGGATATTGAGCTTTTCCGCTGCGTCGTAGTGCTTACGGGCTGCCTCGACGTATTGCGCTGATTGCTGGGTGAACTCCTGAGTTTTGCGACCCTGCTCGGCTACAGCCTGGCTTCGTGCGTCCATAGCCTTGATCTGCCATTCACTGTTTGCCTGCTGGAAGGCAGCCAGTGCGCGGCTCTGGTCATAGTCGTACTTAGCCAGTGCATCTTCGGAAAGATAATCGTTAGGGTCTGGTTGTTTTGGTAACTCAGGGTTCACCCGCAGGTGCTCCGGCAACTCTCCACGCTTAACCGCTTCCATCTGCTGCTCAAGCTCACGCTGTCGTTTGCGTTCGATGCGGCGACGGGCAAATTCAGCATTAGTTGCCGGGTCTTGTTTTGGTTTCTCATCGTCTTTCAGGACAATCTCGAAGCCTTCTTCCTGACCTGCGTTGTCGTTGGCATTATCGACAACTAAGCCATCAGCAGATGCCGCTGCATGATTGCCGGGCAGGGTTAATTCTTCAGAAGCCTGAATGTCGGTGGTTTGGTCCATGATTAACTCTCTCTTATTGAGGTGTCTCGGCTACTCCGCCGGAGGGGATTTGAACTTGACGCATAAGATTCGCGAAATCCATGCGTTGTGAATGAGTCTGGTCTGCATCTTTAAGAAGCAGCTCAGCGTTAGCACGAGCATCTTTGCTGCGCTGTTGCTGGAATTGACCTACGAGCTTGAGGTACTCACGCAGTTCTGCCTGCTTGTCGAGGTCCATATTGTTGAAGATTTCTGCAATCTTCGCGGCGTTGAGTTGGTTTTGAGCTTCAACCTTGGCAGCTTCAACCTGAATCTGCGCCTGTTGGTTCTCTGCCTTGAGCAATTCAGCCTGACCTTGCAGAAGGATACCCTGCGCCTGAATTTGCTCTGCTGATGGCTGCTGCGGCTGCTGTTGCGCCTGTTGTACCATCTCCATCTCTTCAGGTGTTTCTGGTTTCTTCAGCCCCATCATCACCAGTTGCTTGTTCGCGTACTCTCGCATCATCTCGACGCCTTTACCGTCAAGCAGAGTGAAGTATTGCAGCATCAGCATCTGGAACTCTGGAGTACCTTGCGGAACCTTGGTGAGTAACTCCTGAATCTCTGCGCGGTTCTGTTCCTTCATGCTCTGGAAGGATGGCCCAACGTCCGTATAGCACTCATAGCGACCACGAATGTCGTTGAGTGTGACCACATTGCCGGACTGGTAATCGACAACTTGCGCATAGAGTTGAACGTCTTTCTCGCTACCATCTTCAAGTGTCAGCGTTACATGACGAGGAACGTCATAAATATCATTGACCATTGATGCATAAATCTCGCCATCGCGTCGCATTGCGGTAGCCAGGTTATCCTGAAACACGTATGTCTCAAGGTCTGCCCGCATGTTCAGTTGATTGACGGTATCGAAAGCGACCTGACCGTTTGCTGCCTGCGCATCCACGCCAAGACTAGCCACCTCTTTCACTGCGTTGGTGGCAGCCTCAAGCATGTAAGCGTTGGCCTGCGGTACTTCAGGGTTTTCCATGTAAGAGATTGGACCAATCGGCAGGTCGTTACCGTTTTCATCGTTCTTGTTCTGCAGATAGTACGGATAGTCATCATTTCCACCGTACATGTATTCGTAGCCTTCGATTTGCTCAGGGAAGAAGGTCGGTTTCTTCTTCGGTGAACGAGCAACAATATCGGCGTTGAATGACATGATCATGTTACGAAGGCGCTGACCGTCTTTCGTCAGCCTTACCACTCCTTCGTAGCACTCCTTGTCACCAGCGAATGACCATTCGCCATACACTGGAACGATTGGAATATGCTCTCCGGCTATCTTCTCGCGGTCTTTCAGTATCTGCGTGCAGGTGATGATCGACTTATACACACGCCGACGCTTCACCTTGCGCTCTGCTACCTTAATGAATCCACGATTAGCCAGGTCGTCGATGACGTCTTTGATATCCTGCTGGTAATAGCTGACCGGCTCACCTGTCAGCGGGTCGCGGTAGATGAAGACTTTCTCTTTCTTCTCTTCTACCTCGTAATACTCAGCAACGTAGACGACATCATTCGATACCCACGGAAACAGCCATGTATCGTTTGGATTCTGGAAAGATGGCAAGGTGTCAGGATCAATACCGTAATCCTCTGCGAACTCTTTCCAGCCATTGCGCGACAAGGCGTTAATCACCGTGCAGTGCTTAGCGTCGCTCTTATCCATCTGCTTGCTGTTGGCGTCCCATATGACGTGTGAGCAGGCTTCATGGATTGGAAGGCGTCGGATTACCTGATTGTTGCTTGTTGGGTCGTTGTCTTCGTACTGGGTGACCAGACGCCATGCACCAACGCCGGACTCTATCTGCTCACGAACTCCAACGTTAACGGCAATCTTTGCCGTGTTATGGCGCATATCAGTACGATACATTCCCATCAACACATCGGCAGCATCAGGATTAGCGCCGTCTTTGGGTCGGAAGAGAACGTCGATAGGGTTCCGGCGCATCTCTGCGACCAGTTTCCTGACCACCGGGCGAACAACATCGAATTGTCCGCGATATTGCAGAGTCGTGTAGTTTGATAGCCAGTCATCCCATTGCGACACTCGGCTAAAATACAGGTCATTTGTCGCCTCGGTTCTGGCTTCATCGCTCGCCATCCAGTCCGCGTCAAACTTACACAGAATGGAATTGAGTCTGTTTTCGTCGGCCATTTAAGTTCTCCGTGCGATGGGCCTGATTGGGGCTGGTATCTTTTTCTCTTTTGGTTTTTTGATGTCGCGCATCATTTTGGAGAAGCGGCGCATCATGTATGCATAGCGAACGGCTGAGAGAACGTCGTCGTTAAGCTTGACGATCTTCCCGTTTTCATCACGGTGATAGAGGCGAAACTCCTCAAAGAATGGTTCACAGGTGTTGAATACCTTGAAGCGACCATCTAGCATCATGTCGCGCAATTCAGTGATTCCAGGCTCAACAGCATTACCGCCATCAGGCCATGTCGCATGCTCCTGCAACATCATAAATCCAGCGTCTGCATACTGCCCTTTGAGCTGCTCACCGCCGCCCTTCTCATGCTGGTTTCCGTCATGAGGCCATGCGGTTGGCACTTTATGCGCCCATGATTTAACAGCTCCCCATGCCTGAACAGCTGTTTTTTCTTTCGCCTTCCACACGCGTGAAACGTAGATTGTGTCTGCGTCCTTATCCCACCAAAGCTGAACCTGCGCCTGTGGGTGATCCCATCCGAAATCCATCCCACCAATTACGTAGAAGTGATCAGGACACTCGAACGGCTGACACTTAATCGTCTCTTCCGGTATCTGGAAGATTCGACCACTACCCATCGTAGGAATACCGCGAGCACGCGCCTCTCTCTCATGCTCGGGATAGGATGCGATGATTTGCTCTTTCTGCTCGTCGGTGTAGTGCTCAGCGTCGTAGATGGTCATGTTGACAACTTTCTGCGACTTGCTGGGATTCTTCAGGAACTTGGTAACAACGTCAGACATCCCCATCAGCGGGGTAAACGTCAGAATTGAGAATTGCCCGTATTTGTTGGTACGGGTAAGACCTTCGCCATAAATGCTGTATGGTGGTTCTTCGTCAAACCACACGCCGTGGATTGTGTCACCCTGCCAGCGAGCGCGGCCTTGCGAGTATGGTTTGAAGTAGCAGATTGAAATGCCATCTTCAACGCCATCAGCCGTGTGATGCTTAACCAGAAGATGATCAACAAGGTTCGGAAAGAAAGGAGACTTCTTCCAGCTAATGATGTCCTCTTTCGGTATGGAACCGTAGCCAGGCTCATCATTCTCTTCGATACGACCGCACAGGATGCGTTGAGTCGTTTTGGTTACAGTCTCGTTTGTCTCGCCGCCAATCCAGAAGACAACAGGCTCATAGAAACGCTTACCTTTCCACTCCCCACCATATTTACCATCAGCAGGATAGCCTTTTGTGCCCGGATAACGCCCTGTAAGGTGAAACGCGACTTCAGCAGCACCAGTAAATGACTTACCAAGCTGGTTACCAGCCATAAAACATCGCTCTGGATAGTCATGTCCGGCGTCGATGAACTCACGCTGTTTGCTGTATGGCGTAAATTCATATAGCAGGTGAGTGTTCCGGTAGTTCTCTTCTTCTTCGAGTAGCTCGAGCAATTCGATTTGCTCTTCGTCGCTCAAGTTATCAAGAATCGCGTCCAGTTCCACGGTTGAATAGCTCCTTGATACGAGAGCGTCGCTTATCGCGATCTCCCTTATCAGGTGTCACGTCTTCAACTTGCGACTGCTCTTTGAGGCCCAAATCACGGGCGATGATATTAGCGTTGAGAAGGTCAGCGGCTGCGCCAGAGAATTTCTGGTCGTAGATGACCTGCTCTGCTCGCGTAACGACTTCAGATAAATCTTCTCGCAGGCGATATGTGCGCCATGTTTCAAGCGTCACATCAATGAACAGAGTGAGGCCGGTAATGGTCATCGCTCGCATCTTGGCGATAGGCTCTTGTATCACTTCACCCTGATACGAGAACGCCTTCATCTCCCATAGCGGGTTAGCTTCAACCCACTCGAAGTATTCACAACAAGCAGCCCACAGCGCCTCGGGCGATTCGAATTTAGGGTTTCGCCCATGACTACTGCGGGCCTCCCAAAATCGGTTGCCCTTTGGTGCTGCCATATTCATCTCACTTAGTTGTTATTTCAGGCTGAGGACTCTTTCGCGCCTTCAATCAGTGACTGCTTCAGCAATTCGAGTGTGCCAATCGCCTCGCATAAACTGATTTCACCATCGTAATCATGGATGGCGCTTTCCATCCGCTCGTATAGCTCTTGAGTAATTGGGAATTTCTTCTCCTTACCCAAATTGATTACGCGGCTCACATCATGCTCCGGTGGTGAACAGGTCTAACGCTTCCTTCGATTTACGCACCGCTTCGATAGTGCGGGTCGTGATATCTGAATTAGCGCCGCCTGACTGGAAGTGAATTTTGAATAGCTCAAGCTTCAGCTCGTCAGTGCCAATGAATTGAAATGCTTCTTCTGCGGCTGCGTTCTGGTTCATGACCAGTTTGTAAATCTCTAACTGGAATTTCTGTTCTTCAGTCATGGGAATAATCTCTGCCATTGTTGGCTCCGTTTATCCGTTAAAAGGGATATCAGTTAAGTTATCCCGTGTAGGGTATAAGCCATTATCAAAGCCACTCTGTAGGGAATGGCTTTTGTAATAACTACTGTTCGCTTAGCTTCTGCTTCAGCAAGTAACCTTCCAGCATCCAGATTTTATTCACCGCATTTTCGCGGGCGATCTTGCGACCGATCTCCGGGTCGAAGTTTTCCGGGCTGGCGCAGGCGCTTTCGCCGGTGACGGTGAAGCCGTTGCGCAGCACCAGGACGCAGAATGTAAGAAGCTTTAATGCTTCCTGACTTTCGGTTAAATCAAGCGCGGATTTGTATGTCGCCATAGCGCCCTCTCCGCCAATACCATCGTATGCGGTGAAGCAATGCTCGCTTTTAATCACGTCTTCGATGTGCTGAGGAGTGATTCGCGGGGCTGTTTTGCCTTTCTCAACGATTTCTTTTTCGATTTGCTGGTCGTTCATAATTATGACCTTGTTGGTTGTTAAAGATGTTTTTGTGATGGCGATAAAAAGGCCGCCTGAGCGACCTGTTAGTTGTTCACAACTTCCATTGTTGAAGGTTCAGCATGTCGAAAAATGATCCGCATTTGGGGGGATTTTCCATTCTTGCCCTCTCTTCAGCCGCTTTGTAATAAGCCATTGGCCTTTTCACACCATCAGTACCAGTGATGTATTCAACGCCTTCCTTCTGGTCTTTGTTTACGGAAACCATCGCAACATCTTCCACTTGTTCGTTATCGATTCAGCGGATGTCTTTCCATCAGTCCGCCACCACAAAGAATCTTTTTTGCCTTAAGGCAGGAGCTTCATCTTTCAGTGGCTGCCAGTGTTATTTCCCCACTTACTGGCTTGGGTTGTTTCGTGGTACTGCCGTTAACTGGTGGCCCAGAATAAATTCCGGTTTCATTATCAAGCCCACCCGTAAATGGGCTTTGTAATGGCTACTTCACTTTTGCTTTTGCTTCCGCTCGCTTACGCCGGCGCTCTTCTTTCCTCTCGGCTTTTGCCATGTCCATGAATGCCTGCATGATCGAGTTCCGCATCATGTAGCTAACAAAGTGATGATTGACACAGCCGTTGAGGCGCAGCTGCTCGCCAAACTCATCCACCGAGGCCAATGCTTCCATCATGCCCTTCTCGCCTTTCATGAACTCTGAGAAGTCGCGCCCCGCTCTGGAGGCGCATTCAATGACACGATCACTCATCCCGGAAGCCCGGGGATCGTAATCTGCAGCTGGTTAGCCAGGGAGTTAATCTCAGCGACCAACACTGGCTTCGTATAGCGCCATGCTGCCAGCCCTTGTCCGCAGAAGCTCGCCATGTCTTTCTTCTGGTCAAACTCATGACATTTCATGTTGAGCTGCGCACTTAAGCTGTTGCGATGCTGAAGTTCTCCGGTGAAGTAGTCATCGAGGACTTTATAGGCCGCGTACTTGAACCCGGGGTTTAACCAAGCCGCATAATCGTAAGCAACAAACTTCCCGCCATATGTTCCACCGTGTACACCGCGCTCAGTAAAAACCACAGATTCGTGGTTTTTCTCCAGCTCGGCTAAGAACTCTTTGGTCTGCTTGTTTCGCAGATAGTGGTACGGCGATTCAGATTCACTTTTACCACTAGCTTTCCACATGTCAGTGAGGCAGATCATGCCATCTTCACCGATACGAATTGGTTGATTGAAGAGGGTTAATGATTTCATAGCGTGTACCTACTCTTTGAAATGAACCTTTGCCGCACAGGAAACCAGCCCACCGAGGCTCGCCAGCACTAACTGGTATCCTCAAAGGCCCATTCCAAAGGGGCAGGTTCGGTGTAAAAAACATGCGTTGCGGTACGCATTTATTGCAAAAAGCCCCGCATCGCGAGGCTCATTAAATGGACTTTGTGATTTGCAAAAAAATTATTTCAGGCATTGCGTCCTGATGTATTCCTGCAGGTAGTTAACCTGCGCGGTTATCTTGTCGATTCCACTTCGGAGACGGTAATAATTGAGTTCAGCATCTGCTGTAAGTCCTGGGCTTTCTCCATCGCCCATGCCGCTGGCTCCGGTCGTTGACTTTGCACAGGTGGCGGCGACTTGCAGGCGCTTACGCCCAGCAGAAACATCAGCACGGAGACTTTCGATAGTCGCGTTAGCATCAGCAAGCTCCTTTGTGTATCTTGCGTCGAGTTCTGCTACATCACGTTGACGCTTCCGCATGTCAGCGATGGTGGCGTTCGCCTTCTCCAGTTCACTGGCCTTGTTATCGCGCTGCTCTTTGTAGGCGATTGCGTTATCACGGTAATGATTAACAGCCCATGACAGGCAGACGATGATGCAGATAATCAGAGCGGGGATAATCGCGGTTACTCTGCTCATACCTCAATCTCTCTGACCGTTCCGCCCGCTTCTTTGAATTTTGCAATCAGGCTGTCAGCCTTATGCTCGAACTGACCATAACCAGCGCCCGGCAGTGAAGCCCAGATATTGCTGCAACGGTCGATAGCCTGACGAATATCACCGCGATCAATCATCGGTAAAGCGCCACGCTCTTTAATCTGCTGCAATGCCACTGCGTCCTGGCTTTTGGGAGAGAAGTCTTTCAGGCCAAGCTGCTTGCGATAGGCATCCCACCAACGGGAAAGAAGTTGGTAACGTCCGGCTGCTGTTGATTTGAGTTTTGGGTTTAGCGTGACAAGTTTGCGAGGGTGATCGGAGTAATCAGTGAATAGCTCTCCGCCTACAATGACGTCATAACCATGATTTCTGGTTTTCTGCCGTCCGTTATCAGTTCCCTCTGACCACGCCAGCATATCGAGGAACGCCTTACGTTGATTATTGATTTCCACCATCTTCTACTCCGGCTTTTTTAGCAGCGAAGCGTTTGATAAGCGAACCAATCGAGTCAGTACCGATGTAGCCGATGAACACGCTCGTTATATAAGCGAGATTGCTACTTAGTCCGGCGAAGTCGAGAAGGTCACGAATGAACCAGGCGATAATGGCGCACATCGTTGCGTCGATTACTGTTTTTGTAAACGCACCGCCATTATATCTGCCGCGAAGGTACGCCATTGCAAACGCAAGGATTGCCCCGATGCCTTGTTCCTTTGCCGCGAGAATGGCGGCTAACAGGTCATGTTTTTCTGGCATCTTCATGTCTTACCCCCAATAAGGGGATTTGCTCTATTTAATTAGGAATAAGGTCGATTACTGATAGAACAAATCCAGGCTACTGTGTTTAGTAATCAGATTTGTTCGTGACCGATATGCACGGGCAAAACGGCAGGAGGTTGTTAGCGCGACCTCCTGTCACCCGCTTTCACGAAGATCATGTGTAGAAGGCCGCAGCGTAACTATCACTGATGAATTCAGGATAGCCAGTGGCTACGGCTCAGTTTGGGTTGTGCTGTTGCTGGGCGGCGATGACGCCTGTACGCATTTGGTGATCCGGTTCTGCTTCCGGTATTCGCTTAATTCAGCACAACGGAAAGAGCACTCAATGCATTTAAACCAAGCCCCATAAAGGAGAATGCTCTTACCTGTTGCACAGATATAAAAAATCCCGAAACCGTTATGCAGGCTCTAACTATTACCTGCGAACTGTTTCGGGATTGCATTTTGCAGACCTCTCAGCCTGCGATGGTTGGAGTTCCAGACGATACGTCGAAGTGACCAACTAGGCGGAATCGGTAGTAAGCGCCGCCTCTTTTCATCTCACTACCACAACGAGCGAATTAACCCATCGTTGGGTCAAATTTACCCAACTTTATTCAAAAAGTCAATATCATGCCGTTAATATGTTGCCATCCGTGGCAATCATGCTGCTAACGTGTGACCGCATTCAAAATGTTGTCTGCGATTGACTCTTCTTTGTGGCATTGCACCACCAGAGCGTCATACAGCGGCTTAACAGTGCGTGACCAGGTGGGTTGAGTAAGGTTTGGGATTAGCATCGTTACAGCGCGATATGCGGCGCTTGCTGGCATTCTTGAATAGCCGACACCTTTGCATCTTCCGCACTCTTTCTCAACAACTCTCCCCCACTGCTCTGTTTTGGCTATATCAACCGCACGGCCTGTACCGTGGCAATCTCTGCATCTTGCGCCCGGCGTCGCGGCACTACGGCAATAATCCGCATAAGCGAATGTTGCGAGCACTTGCAGTACCTTTGCCTTAGTATTTCCTTCAAGCTTTGCCACACCACGGTATTTCCCCGATACCTTGTGTGCAAATTGCATCAGATAGTTGATAGCCTTTTGTTTGTCGTTCTGGCTGAGTTCGTGCTTACCACAGAATGCAGCCATTCCGAATCCGGCTTGTGATTGCGCCATCCCCATAGCAGCCATCACATCAGTACCGGAAAGAGAGTCAGAAGCCGTAGCCCGTGGTGAGTCGCTCATCATCGGGCTTTTTGGCGAATGAAATTTAGCTACGCTTTCGAGCCTCATGGCCTTCCCCTTTTGCCCTGTTTGACCATCAGGACGCCGTTAACTATTACGTGACGCTCGCCTTTGCTGTCTCGGTTGTACTTGAGCACTGTTCCTCTTGCGCAGGAAAGCATCCTCGCCACTTCGGTCTGATTGCCTCGTGTCTGGATAAGAAGCTCTGGTATCGTTTGAATTGTGGCGTTCATACGTTCTCCAGTTCGGTGATTTTTATTCCAAGCCTTCCGCCTGGTACTTTCACACCACGAATTACGCGAATGTCATCGAATTGCTCGTCGTCTTCCGCAAATCCGGCGTGGATAAGGGAGTCGAGTAAACCTTTCAGGATGTTGTCGAGGTCGCGGCGGCGGGAGTCTGGAACGTCTGCGATGACTTTGATGCGGAGTCGTGATTTGGTGAAAATGTCTAACTTGAGTTGGCGGATTATTTGCTGTACATCTTCTCGGTATTTCTGGCCTTTATCGCTGATGTAGTATTGGCTTCCCCTTCTTCGCCAGTAGGTATTCAGCGACGGTGGGTACGGAAGCACAAACTGATATTCGTTCATGACTTAATCTTCCCCTCCTTCAGCAGTATCACCTGCGTCCTGATCACGCCTTCGAGGTGGTAAAGTCTGGCGTCTTTGTTGTCGATATTATGGGTGCGTCGGTCGATTTCATCGTGACACGCGCTACAAGCCCATGCGCCGATCAGGTCGTCAGGCTTCATTCCCGTTCCGCAAATTCCAGCCATCCGGTAATGTGCCAGAACTGTAGTTTCAGGGTTGCCATTGCATACGCCGTAAATACGTACCTGACATTCTCTGCCGCGCGCTTCTTTGCGTAGATTAGCCATTAAGCAGCCTCCCCGGTTACTTTCAGCATTCCGTTATCGAGCAGCTTTCTGGTCAGCCACTGTTGACCACGCCCGGTGATTTTTGTGGTGAACGATATCTGTATTCCGTGATTTGTGTTGACCGCTGTTTCTTTCACGGTGAAATAGGCGCGATCACTTTCGTCTACTCCGTTACAAAGCGAGGCTGGGTATTTCCCGGCCTTCCTGTTATCCGAAATCCTCTGAAAGCACAGCGGCTGGCTGAGGAGATAAATAATAAACGAGGGGCTGTATGCACAAAGCATCTCCTGTTGAGTTAAGAACGAGCATTGAGATGGCACATAGCCTTGCTCAAATTGGAGTCAAGTTTGTGCCAATACCAGTAGAAACAGACGAAGAATTTCATACGTTAGCCGCATCCCTTTCACAAAAGCTGGAAATGATGGTGGCGAAAGCAGAAGCAGATGAGAGAGACCAGGTATGACAACCACGGAATGCATTTTTCTGGCAGCGGGCTTCATATTTTGTGTGCTTATGCTTGCCGACATGGGACTTGTTCAATGACACCTCAGCAAGAAAACGCCCTTCGCAGCATTGCCCGTCTGGCTAACTCTGAAATCAAAAAAGCCAGACAGCAGTTTCCGGATAAAAACGTCGATGACATTTGCCGTAGCGTACTGAAGAAGCACCGCGAAACGGTAACGCTGATGGGATTCACACCGACTCATTTAAGCCAGGCGATCGGCATGTTAAACGGCGTCTTTAAGGAGCGATGAACATGAAGAGCAAAATCATCAGGGAGCTACAGGCTCCTTTTTTATTGTTCGCATTCACCCTCAAGCGTATTAACCAACAATTCAGGGATTAATGGAAGATGGCAGACATCATTGATTCAGCATCAGAAATTGAAGAATTACAGCGCAACACAGCAATAAAAATGCGCCGCCTGAACCACCAGGCTATATCTGCCACTCATTGTTGTGAGTGTGGCGATCCCATAGATGAACGAAGACGCCTGGTCGTTCAGGGTTGTCGGACTTGTGCAAGTTGCCAGGAGGATCTGGAGCTTATCAGTAAACAGAGAGGTTCGAAGTGAGCGAAATTAACTCTCAGGCACTGCGTGAGGCGGCAGTAGCAATTGAAACAGTAGCAACGCCTCAAAAATTGCTGGCATTTCGTATGAAAGTCACACCTCAGGTTGTGCTGGCACTGCTGGATGAACGGGAAAGAAACCAGCAATACATCAAACGCCGCGACCAAGAGAACGAGGATATTGCGTTAACGGTAGGGAAGTTGCGCGTTGAGCTTGAGGCAGAAAAACAGCGGGCAAAGGATCTGTTTATGGAAAATGCTCGGCTTAAGTCAGGTATAGCCGGTCTGATACACCTCGGTATTCGATATGCAGATGTTGAGGTCATGAGAATTGCTGGAGATGCCCAGCTTTCTACCCCATGCACTGACAGCATCATAAACAGCATTGCAACAGGCATTCGCATCAAAGGAGAGTGATATGAGCGCTATAACCAAAGAACGTATCAAATTATTCATTAAAAATCCGCTTGATAACGGACTTACTCGTGGCGAACAAATGGAACTGGCACGAATTGCACTGGCATCACTGGAACGCGAACAGATTCGCCACGAGCATGCCAAATGGTCTGACTCCACATTTGGCTGCGTTGGCCCCATTGGTCCGCTGAAACATCTCTCAAAAGAGGCACTGGAAGCCGCAGCCGAACCAGACGATCTTAGCGAGTGGGCTGATATGCAGTTTCTGTTGTGGGATGCACAGCGCCGTGCTGGCATCAGCGATGCTGAAATTACCGCTGCTATGGAAGATAAATTGAAGATCAACATGGAGCGCCAGTGGCCTGAGCCAAAAGATGGTGAGCCTCGCTTGCACATTAAAGAACCCGGCAACTATCCGGTAACTCCGGATGGTTGGATAAGCTGTAGTGAGCGAATGCCAGAAATGGGAGAGCGACAATGCTATGTGTTAGCAGCTGACTTTAAAAACAACTACCCACCAAACATCCCCAACACTCAGGTCGGCGTATATGGCGACTGGTTTAATGATGGCAATCCAACTTGGGATGACGGTGATGGCGAAGACCTGTATCTCAAAGAGGTAACCCACTGGATGCCTCTACCAGAACCGCCTCGATTAAAGGAGCTATAATAGTGAACTATTATATCTATTTGTATTAAAAGAGTTTTTATAAAATAAATCTTCCAAAGCATGTAAAAACACTGTTAATCTTAACGTGTGTGAAACGTGAAGAGAGGTGTTGAAATGAGCATTCATGATTTGTGTGAAGATCAAGAGCAATGGGCTATGCAGACCCTTATGGGATCAGGAGTTCTTGCAAGGTGCAGAATCCATAACGATGTAATTTTAGACAGCGGAAATGATGCTTCTTCTGCTTATAAATTAGGAACTTACCTATATCAAAAAGATAATAGCTGCAACTTATTCAATACTCTTACTGAAGCCCGCGACGCAATAAAGGATGCATATGAATCGTATTGTGGGATTGATGATTGCCCACAATGCTCAAAATACATTGACGATTAATAATATGAACAAGTAACTATCCTCGCACTCGCGGGGATTTCTTTTATCTGAACTCGCTACGGCGAGTTTTGTTTTATGGAGATGATAAATGCACTTCCGAGTCACAGGTGAATGGAATGGAGAGCCATTCAACAGAGTTATCGAAGCAGAGAACATCAATGACTGCTATGACCACTGGATGCTATGGGCGCAGATAGCACATGCAGACATAACCAATATTCGAATTGAAGAACTGAAAGAACACCAAGCCGCCTGATGGCGGTTTATTTTTGCCTGGAGAATTAAGATGACCGATACCAGCCTGATTCCTGAGAAAGAAGTGATGAACAAGCTCGGTGTTTCATCACGTCAGACAATCTGGAACTATACCAAACGGCACGGATTTCCGAAGCCAGTCAGAACCCACCCCAAATCATACCTTCGTGAAGCTGTTGAAGGGTGGATTCTTAACGGTGGCGTTAATCAGAAATGCTCCTGATGTGCCAGAACAATTTATCAGCGTGAAGCTCATACGCTTTGCGCTGAGCCTCTATCCAGTCGTGTTTATTGTATACGGACATTATCCCGCCAAGTTCATGACCGAGCATTCGCTCAGTAACATGAGGCTCGACATTCATCTCGGACAGACGTGTAACAAGCGTTCTTCTGAAATCATGTGTTCGCCAGTAACCCAGATCCATCCCTCCCCTTATTCGATTTACGAATCGGTTGGCTGCAGCGATGCTGATCGGTTTGTTTATGTCTTCTCCAGGGAAAAGAACATCATTGTACGTTGTCATGGCCTTTTCGAGGAAAGGCTTAATTTGTTCGAAGATTGGACGGCGGATAACATTACCCATCTTGCTATGCTCTTTCGGTACGGTCCATACGTTGTCCAGCAGGTCAAACTCTGTCTTTGTTGCCAGCCTAAGCTCTGAGAGCCTCGCCCCCCACAGCATAAGCATCTGATGAAGGAGCTTATTTGACGTAGACGCACGGCTTCTTTCAATAGCAAGCCAAATCTTAGCCAGTTCGTGATACGACAGTACCCGATCCCCTACCTCAGCGCGGGAGCCGAAGTCCCTTGGTTGGATGCTCATAATTGCGCAACTATCTATCAACTGACGCCGCATGCACCAACTTATTGCTGATCTTAGTTGACTTAGCACCTGCCTTGCTCGGCGTGGATTATCTCTTTCTTCTTCGGTAAGCAGGTCAACCCATTGCTTAACCGTGATAGAAGATGCCGGACGATTAGGAAAGGCGTCATGCATGCGCTTCATAACCGTTGATCGGTAAAGTGCCTGGGTCTTTTCTCTGAGAGTTGTAGAGACGTAGTTGTCGAACCAGTAGTCGAGACACTGGGCGACCGTCATGGAGTTCTCCACCTTCTCTTCAAAATAAGTGCGTGGATCCGTTCCTGAGAAATAGAGCTTTCGCAAGTCAGCAGTGATCTGTCTGGCATCCTTCAAAGACAGGGATGGGTATCGACCAAGCCCAAGTCGATTAGGCTTGCCATGCCAGCGATAGCGGTACTGGAACTGGATGACCCCCTTCGGTGAAATTCGTACGCTGAGGCCATCGGCATCAGCCACTTCTTGTGGGCCAGAATATGGTTTACCATAAATAGTACGCAGTTTTGTGTCGCTTATAGCCAT